TCTTGTGCTCATGGGACGAGTGTATCATTTATAATGCAAAAATCAATACCTTTTTGTTAGGAAATAGCAAAAATGTAGCCATACCATATATGGTATACTGCACTTGACAATACACAAAATAGCTGATAAAATCAGATTATGAATGACGAACAACAACAAGAAAAAAAAGAAGAAGTTAAGGCCGATTTAGTAGAGCCGGCGCAAAAAGTCCCCATAAAGAATCCACGAAAGAAACTTACCTTTAAGCAGAAGCGGTTCGCAAAGGCTTACGTTGAAGCATCAGGAAATGCTACGGAAGCCGTTAGACGTTCCTATCCCGGCACTGTGTCCCCAGGTGCTCAAAAAACCGTTGCCCATAAGCTTATTACTCAATGTCCTCACGTTGTAGCTGAAATAGAACGCATTATGGCATCTAAGGGATTAACAGTTGATACTTTATCTAATCAATTGGAAAAGCTGGTGACAAATGCTGACTGTCCCACGGCACAGAATCAGGCTATTAGGACGTCGTTAGAACTTTTACGACTCATTGGCGGTTCTTCCCATAATGTAGCCGTGCAAGTTAATATCACCTCAAATTCGACGCTCGAACGTGCTCGAGCCTTGCTAAGCGCCAAGTTTAAGACGGACGAGACGTTAATAGAACGCGATGAAAAGGCAGATACTTAGTTATGGTAAGCCTGTCTACTTCCTTAAATGCTTTAGTGTTAATAGCTTATGAACCCAATGTCCTATAATATACGAAATGTTAAGTTGTTTTGTGTCGATGGATAGCATGGGAAGAGATAGACTATGAAAAACTATAGACAGTCAGGCTCGAGACGAGGAGCCTACCCCACCAAGGAGACCCCCCTCCCCACCCTGTTTATATATATAAATCCCCTCCCCAATACGCCCCACAAAATAAACTTTTCTAACTTTTGGTCGATTAACAATGCTTATTGATAAAAAATACCGCTGCATGCTATGGAAGGATGATGATGTTAAGACAGAGATGGACGTTTTCCTGCTGACTAAATATGCGGAAATATTCGAATACAGCGAAAAAGAGTTGGGACTATACGTTTGGAGCCGAGAATTTGCCTCCTGGTTGCGTAAATTTGGGGTAAAGACCGAAGATAGGTGGTCGGATGACCCTTTTAACGTGTTTAGGGCAAATAAGGCCCTTTTGCCCCAAATAATGCAACTGGGGGCTTATAAACGTAGACCGCACATTACCGGGGACTGGGTAAGGAGTCGGGAGGAAATTCTAGGACACCGAGTTTTACCAACCAATATTTCAAGTATCGGGTATGTCGAAAAGGAATGATTGTATCAACCCAATGAAATCCATGCTGTATGTGTTCTAAGTATTTTCATGAATTAGGTAGGACGGGTAGGAAGGTAGCGCCCATAGAGGGAAAACGGTCTTCCTACCTCTTCCTACCTTCCCACCCTTACTTTGCATGAGGACTTAGGAGACCCCGATGTGTTAGAGAATGAGATCGACAAGATGGAAGATAAGGTAGACGCACACGTATGCAATTAATCGCTAGGGTTCCTCCATCTTCCGACCTTCAATGTTGGATGGATGTGATTAAGCATGAGCAGTATAAGCCGCTTTGTGAGGTAGCTGGGGACGCTAAGAACATACTTGATCTAGGGGCAAATGTCGGATATGCGTCCTACTACTTTGCCAAACGCTTCCCAGAGTCCCGAATTGTGGCGGTTGAGCCGGTTAGGGCCAATATGGATCTTGCCCTTCTAAACACTCTGGGGCTTAACGTGAGTCTTCTCCTAGGGGCCGCCTGGTCCCATAACGGCCTACTAGACTTAGATACTGCATATAAAGATAAAAAAGAATGGGCCATAAGGACGGTTGAGGGTGATGGGGACATTCAAGGGTTCATCATGGATGAACTGATTTGTGGGGAAGAAATTGACATCTTAAAGATGGATATTGAAGGGGCTGAGTTTGAGGTATTTAAAGATACTTCATTCCTTGATCGCGTTAGGACTTTAGGCATTGAAATCCATGAGGACTTAGGAGACCCCGAACTCATCTACTCGGCCCTTCGTAACCACGGATTTTGCTTTACCAAACACGGAGAAGTCGTAGTGGCTTCGAAATGAAGCTTATCTTTAAATGCCGCGAGTTTACGATTTACGAATACAGGGGGATTTGGTGGTTAAGGACAAATGGGAATTGAGGACTGCAAGAAAAAGATAAGGAATCTCCAGATCAAGTGGAGTGAGTGCAAGAAGCACAAGAAGAAGTTTATTATTCTTTGCATGAGTTGCTTTTTAGAGGCTGAAAAGAAACATGTCCAGTCCTGAACGGCTTTTTATCACGCTGGAGGAAGGCCCTAGGAATGAGAATGAGGAGAAGCATATTGCGCGATATATCTTCGCCTCAATGTTTGCCAAGGGAGACATCCTTGATCTGGCTTGCGGGTCAGGTTACGGATCCATGGTGCTTTCCACTAAAGGCAGAGTTACAGGGGTAGATGCCTCTGGTGAAGCGATCTACTACGCAAGGACTCATAACGCTAATCCCAAGATTGAATATATACATTCCTGTGCGGAAGAATTTGTCCCTACCAAGCGGTTTGATTCGATTGTCTGCCTAGAAACCTTTGAACACCTAGATTCCATCCACGGTTTCGACCTACTGCTTGATTTTGAAGAATGGCTTACACCTAAAGGCCAGTTGGTGTTTTCCACCCCCATGCTTAGATACAAAGATGGGAAGCCATACGTTACGAATCCCTATCATGTGAACGAGATGCCGAGGGAGGAATTCCTGAGACTCATCAATTTCACCTTCCGCAAGATGAAGTTGTTCTTCTTCCATCAGGACATAAACACTTTCAATGTGCTAGGAGATGAGAATACGGGATTCCTAATCACGGTTGGACGAAAGGTATGATTAACTCCGAGCGACTGGATGGGATTATCAAGAAAGGGATTGAGTTCTACTCTAAATCCCCAATCCCCTCTATCGTGGAAGTATCTGTAAGTGACACTTGTAACCTTAGATGCGCCTTTTGCCCGAAGTCACATGCAGATTACCCGAATAATCCACTCCTTATCGACGATAAAGTGGTGGAACGCCTTTCTTCTGAACTCAAACGCATCAATTTCACAGGGTTAGTTGTCCTTTCGGGTTATGGGGAGCCTCTAATTCACCCCACTATCCACAAAATCGTAGAGAAGCTCTCGAAAGTTGCGCTGGTGGACGTAGTTACCAACGGAACTCTCCTAACAGAACGAATCCTAAGTAAGTTAATCCTCTGCGGTGTCAATAAAATCCTCGCCTCGGCTTATTCAAAGCAAATGCATCAGCGTCTTGAGAGGATTTTCGCGGAGCTTCCCTACGACAGATATGAGATTAGGCCCAGATACCAAGATTTCAAGACAACCAATCGCGGCGGTTGCCTTGGTGGGCGAGGATATGGCTCCCCCTGCTATTACCTCGCCTACAACTTAATGCTCGACTGGAATGGTGATGTGATGTTGTGTCCCCAGGATTTCAATAGGAAGGTTAGATTCGGGAACATTATGACGAGTCCCATAGAGACGATTTGGGATTCGGACTACATGAACTCCTACAGGATGCAACTCTTTGAAACGAGGAATAACCTACAGCCTTGCAAGCGATGTGATGTGAATGGGTGTGTGCATGGAAAAGAACACATGGGACTTTGGAAAGTATGCAAATCCTAAACGCTGACTACGATAGAGATTCATTCGTTACAAAGGCACAAGGCCAATATATCTGGCTTAACGGAAAGAAGTGCATCGACTTCGCTATGGGCGGAGGGGTTCATCTATTCGGACACTCCCCTCGATTTGTCCAGAAGGCCGTGGAACAGGCCATGAAGAACGGGACTCATTACGCCCACCCTAACTTTGCGGCACAGAAGTTTGGGTATCTCTTCTCTGCTCTTACAGGCCACGAACGGATGGTCTTCTGCAACACCGGCACAGAGGCCAACATGAGGGCCATGAGGATTGCGAGGGCTGTTACAGGCCGACACAAGATCGCCATTCTTAAAGGCTCCTGGCATGGGTCGAGTGACTTGACATTATGGCTTGACTACCCCAAAGGCGTGGTTAATACAGAGGTGGTCATTTACGAACCTTGGATGAACTTGTCCGATGTAGCGATGGTATTCTGTGAACTACATCAGGGTTCATGCCCCTCGATTGATTACTACCAATACTCCGACATTCGTAAACACACGGAAGACTACGGAACACTTCTTGGATTCGATGAGGTGATTACCGGAATACGTCTTGGGCATAGATTCTGCATGGTGAAGCCCGACATCTCGACATACGGAAAACTGTGCGGTGGTGGATTCCCCATTGGAATCGTGGCTGGTCGAGCTGGTGTTATGGACATCGTTAAAGACGGGGTTTTTATGGGTGGCACTTTTTCTGGAAACCCTATTTCCGTAACGGCGGGTTATGAGGTTTTAAAACGCGTAACCAGGAATACACTTACCGAACTCGACCACAAGGCCAACACTTTTAGGAACTTGGTAAATTCTAAAAGTAACCGCATCAAACTCATCGGAGTAGGTTCGTTTTTAAAAGTAATCCTTGAAGGACTAAATCTCCAAAAAGAAGAACTTGTAATCAAGAAGCGTCAACTCGTTCTAGCACTCCGAAAACACGGGGTTCACATAGGAATGAACTTCCTAGTGTTCCTATCAACCAAGCACACCTCGAAAGACCTAGTGAAAGCCTCCCGAGCATTTTATGACGCAGAGTCAATCCTCGAACGATAAACAGCAAGTTAAAGACCAACTCATTATGGCTTGTATGGAAGACATCGAGCTATTTGCCAAGATGTTTCTTCCTCACCTACTCACGTCTGAAATTCCTGAGTTCCATTCCGAGATTTACAAACTTCTCCCCGAACACAAACGGCTTGTCATCGCGGCTCCTCGCGGTTTCGCCAAATCGTTCCTTTGCTCGATTATCTACCCGATCTGGATTGGAGTCTATGCGCCTTGCCATGAGATAGTCATCATCTCGGCCTCAGAGACTCTAGCGAAGGAAATGCTCCGAAAGATTAAACGCGAATTTGAATCGAACCAGGCACTTAAAGAAATATTCGGTGACATGATTACCGACAAGTGGTCTGAAACTCACTCCGTTCTTAAAAGCGGGGTGAACTTTAGGGCGCGTGGTTCAGAAGGCCAGATACGTGGATTCCGTCCTGAGTGCATCATACTTGACGATTTGGAAACCGATGAAACTGTGCAGTCAGAGGAGCAGAGAAGAAAGATACATGACTGGATTATGAGAGCCGCCATGCCAGCCCTGACCCCCCAGGGCCAGCTACTTTACATTGGCTCTATTCTCTCTCCTTTGGCTGTGCTTAAACAAATCCTTGATTCAGATAATGGCTGGGTTAAACGCATCTACAGAGCCTATAAAGACGGGGTTGAAGCTGCCGGTCACGAACTATGGCCCTCTCTATGGCACCACCACAAGTTGCAACAGAGGAAGAAGGAGATTGGCTCCTGGGCATTTGCATCGGAATACATGAATGACCCGAGATCGAATGAAGCATCTTCCATTCGTCCTGACTCCATTAGACGCTGGAAGGAACTCCCCCAACAACTCTCCTGCGTTATCGCGGTTGACCCTGCGTATTCCGAAGAAGACAAGGCCGACTACAAGGTTGCAGCACTTGTCGGAATCGACCAACAAATGAATAGGTATCTCGTAAGTTACATCAGAACCCACTCCCCACAAGGAGAGTTTATAGATGCGGTGCTCAATATGTGGATGTCAAATAGAGGCTCAATTACTGCCCTTGGTATTCCTGCATCCGGAACTGAATCCGAAGTATTCAGGTCGTTTATTAACAAAGCAAATGATAGAAAGCTCTACCCTCCTTTCGTCGAACTCAAGAACACGTTTATTACAGTATCTGGACAGTCTAAAAAGGGAAAAGGTGCAAGAATTATCGCATCTTTGCAACCTCTATTTGAACAAGGCAAGTATTACATAGGAGAATCCCACAACGAAGCCTACAACGAACTTGTAGAACTTACTCCATCCCTCGGAATGCGGCATGACGATCTTATAGATGCCATGGCGTATGCAGAACAAATTATCCAACCTGTCTTCATAAATACCGACAACTCCTTCAAAGAAGAAGTTCCAAATTTAGATAACAATTACGGTTACTAAAATTTAGCTTGACTTCTAACCTACTATATGAGTAGGAGACACAATTTGTGAAAAAATCTGACATCCAAAAGCCTACCAACGAATCCATCTACGCTCATATCGATAAGAAACTCCAAGAAGTAATAGGGAACACAGCTACTTGGTCAGCTAACCAAGACAAGTTCCATCGTCTTCGTATGAGGATTAAGAAGGCCAAGACATTCCCCTTTGTTGGGTGTGCCAACATTCGGATGCCTACTGCCGAAACTAAGATTCGTAAGCTGAAATCGGCTATCGTTAATATCGTATTCGGTATTCGCCCCATCGTTCAGGCAGTTCCCTCCCCTGCCGGTAATCTCCAAGTGGCCCAGAAGATCGAGAAACTAATGGACCACTTACTTATGAACGTGGCTAAGATTAAGCCGAAGTCGGTTATCGCCATCGACCAGGAACTCGAAAAAGGTTTCTACATCATAAAGCCCTACTACCGAGTGGAAACTACGACTCGCTTAGAAACCTTCTCCCTTTCAGACATTACCTCAGAAGAAGCACTACAATTTTTCGATCCTGATAAATCCGAAGATCAGTTGGTCCAGATGCTTTCCCAAGTTCTCGAAGCCGATATGTCGGACCGAGTTCGAGAAGATAATGACGCGGAGTTACGCTCTGCGGTTAAAGAAGCTCTCTCGGGTGAAGACTCGATAGCGATTAAGCTAAAGGACGTAATATATGACGCTCCAGACATCGAGATAATCTCACCCGAGGACTTCTATGCCCCTACGGACGGTGGGTTTGATGTTCAGAAACTCGAATACTGCGGTCATGCGATGCTTAAACCGCTCCATGAGATTAAGCAGAACGCCCTTGGCAAGGGCTGGGACTTAAAGGCGATTGAGGAAATTGAATCCTTTAAAGACGTTGACCTTAAAAAGCTCTCTGATACGACTAAGGCCGCCCGGGAAGGAATAGAGCGTCTGAATAACTCATCCAACTACGTGAAGCTCATTGAGTGGTATGAGTGGTATGACTTGAATGGCGATGGTGAACCTGAGAAGTGCGTGTTCACCGTAGCCCCTGAGTTTAAGAAAGTCCTACGCAAGATTTCACTCCCCAATGAACACGGAAAATGGCCCTTCGTCAAACTCTACTACGAATTGACCGACAATCGCTGGTATGCCCATAGGGGCGTGGTTGAACTCCTTGAAGACATCGTAAAGGAAATTGACATCCAGCACATGCAGAAACTCGACCAGCAGACGATTCGGAATACTCCGATGTTCGTCTATCGTGCTGGTATGGTGAACCCCAATCTCGTCCAGTTTATCCCCAACCAGGGAATACCTGTCCACGGAATGAACGACCTTCGCAACACTATCGACATTCTCAACAACAACAATCCATCCGTTGAGATGTCCTATGAACGCGAAGAACAAATCCTTTTGGGTCGCACAGAAGAGTTGATTGGTCAAATCGACTTCACTCTTCAATCTCAGATCAATCGACGCGAACCGAGAACCTTCGGAGAAGTCTCCCTGCAACAGCAGTCTCAGCAGATGGTGTTCTCCCTTGATGCCAGTCTGCATACTGAGGCTTTCTCCGAACTATTTGAGATGATGTGGTCGGACTGGTGTCAGTATGGGCCTGATGAATACGAGTTCGAGTTCTTCCAGAACCAATGGGAGAAGATCAAGATGTCCCGTGAGGAAATTCAGGGCAAATACCGACTCGTTGTTCGTGGGAACGACCAGAATACGAATCCCCAGGTTAAATTACAGAAGGCGCAGACGGTTATGATGGGGGCAACTAATCCCGTAGCCATCCAAATGGGCATCGTTGGTCCTCAGCAACTTGCCAATTCATACCGCCTCTTCTATCAAACACTCGACATTGAGAACGCAGAATCCTATTACAATCCCCAGCCCCAACCACCCTCACAGAAAACTCTCATCGAGTCCCTATCGACCAAGTTCGAGGACTTAGCTGAGGGTGAGCAAGCCCAAGTTCTTACCCAAGTGGGTATCAGACCCGACATCCAAGGTCGGATGATTGAAAAACAGCAGGAACTAATGGAGGTAGCCCTTAATGCCAAGGCCAAAGAAAAAGCTCATACGAAAGCCAATTCCGCAAGTAAATAGCTCCGAACCGCAGGACTACGAAGGCAATCTGATATACCGTATTGCCAAGTTTCAGAGGGCTGTTGAGTTCCTTGAATCACCCGCCTGGAATGAAATCTGCGAAGACCACAAGCGTAATGCCGACTCACTAGATATGGCGTGGGCGCAAATGGATGCAACCTCTCCGCAATTCAAGCAGATGCAAGTGGCTAAACTCGCCACTCAAGCTATTCTTAATATGAAACCCAACTACGAACACGACATTAAAATCGCCCAAGAAGAACTGTCAAAATTCCGTAACCCCAAGGAATCAATCAAAAAAGACTTTGACGATGAGGGTATAACAGAATTAGAAGACAAGGAAAAAGGAGAAACTGCTTACCATGGCTAAAAAAGGCTGCAAAAAAGGTTGTAAGAAAAAGGGTTGCTAAATGGCTGGGATAGATGACTTGAGGCTTCTAGCAGCTAACGTTTATTCAAAAGTCCGTAAAAGCGGAGTGGATGATAACGATGTAGAGGCTATTGTTGCTACAACGATGAACAAGGCTACCATGCTTGGTTCTCTCGCAGAAGCTATCCAGTCATCTAACCCCACTCCTGATGTTATGGACATCATTCAGGGCAATCTACAAGGCCGTGAACAACGCGAATATAACCGAGTAATTCAGAAGTCTTCCATGCTCCTTCGTGGGGTAAGTGACGTAACTAAAGGTGCAACGGAAATTCTCCCTAAGAGAGCGAAAGTAGCTGGTCTTGCAAAAACCTATTCAACAAAAAATTTCAGTTTCCACAAGCCCGTATCCTCTGCGAGTGGAATGTCGAAAGTGTAAGTGGTTGTTATTCAAACTGTCTAATAACCATACACACAAAGGATTAGAAATAAAGTGTCACAGATGTAAGACACTTAACTCCTTCTAAAAGTTTAAGAGCCGAGTTAGGCCGATAGTCATAGCTTTGGGGGAATCATCCCCCTTTCCCAGCGGCGTGAGGGTTAGATCGCCATGAAGGTAACTATGACCATTGAGTCACAGACGGGCGTTAACTCGGTACCGCCCACCGAGAATCAAGCCGTGAACAACCAAACTGCGGAGTCCACCGCAACCGAGCAAACGGCAGCTCAGGAATCAAACGAGCAATCTCAAGAACAGAGTCAGGAGACTACTGTTACCGCCTCTGAGACGCAAGTTCCTCAGATTAACGCCGATCTTTACGACGAGCGTGGGGTTCCTTGGAAGAATGTTGCGCTTGAACATAAACGGAAGTTTGAAGAATCGCAAGCGAACCTTCCAACGAAGATTGCGGAAGAGGTTGCCAAGCTAACACAGCAACAGCAAAACCCGCAGTACACGATTGCGGACCTAGAGAAATACGGGGAAGAAAATCCCCAGCATCGCCCTTGGGTTGAGCAAGAAAAGGCCAGAATTCTAAAGGCCGAACTCGCCCAGGAGCTTGAAGCTAAGTTCTCAGCGAATCAAAAGGCTCAGCAAGAAGCCATTGTCCGTCAGCAGTCTTACAACCGCGTGATGAGTGAGTTCCCTCAACTTGCGATTAAAGACCAGATGGGCAATTTCATTGGATGGAATCATACCAATCCAATGACCCAGGCTTTCAGTCGGTATATGTCGATGCCAGAGTTTCAAGTAGCTGGTGGAGACTACTACGCGGCAAAGCTAGCCTTCGCTGATATGCAGCTTCAAAAAGCCCCCACTGCGGCTAAACAAATGCAGAGCATGAAAAGCCAGCTTCGTAAGGCACAGGCTCAAACGTTTGTTGAGGGTGGTGGACGTAAGGCTGGTGTTGAGAACCCGAACCGTAAACTCATGGACCGAGTTCGTGCTACAGGCTCCAAGGAAGACGCTGCTGCTGTTATGAGAAATATCTTTAAAGCAACAGGAGCAATTAAGGAGTAATACCATGGCTGGTGAAGCCTTTACGTATGATGACAAAGCAATTAGAGAGGATTTACTGAGTGTCCTAACTAACATTTCACCAAAGAATACTCAGCTTGTTAGTGGACTCGGAACGTCCAGCGCGTCTAGCATCCGTCACGAATGGTTGATTGACACCCTAGGGGCCGTCAAAGACAACTACTTCGTTGAAGGTGTTGATGCGTCTTATTCCGATACGACTGACCCTACCCGTCTTTGCAACTACACGCAGATTTTCCGTGAAGCGTTCAACGTCACGGACACGGAACGTGCGGTTAACACGGCGGCGTTCAATGACCGTTATGCCTACGAAGGAACGAAGGCACTAGCGGAAGTTAAGAACGACATGGAATATGCGCTCATGAGAGCGTCTATTGCGTGCGGTACGGGTTCGGCTGGTCGGCGTATGCGCGGTATCAAGAACTCTCTGTCCTTGGTTACTTCGCAGTCGGGCGTATCCCTAACCGAAGCAATCCTTAACAGCTACTTCCAGCTCGTCTGGGATAACACCTCTACCGAGGTTACGGCTGTTTATGGAGATATGTACATGAAGCGCAAGATCAGCGGCTTTACGGCTGGATCGACGAAGAATGTCGATGCTTCCGATAAGCGTCTGATTAACGCGATTGACGTATACCAGGCAGATGCGGCTTCGAACGTGAAGCTGTTTGCTCATCGGTATGTGTCGATCTCTGGGACCGACACGAACCATGACCTCGTTGGGATCAACGAAGATATGTTCAAGATTGCCTATCTTCGTAAGCCGTTTACGCGTGAACTCGCGAAGACGGGTGATTCGACGAAGGGTGAAGTTGTTTGTGAAGCGACCCTACAGAACCAGCATTACAATGCTGGGTTCTATGGAGTTGCCCACCTGTAGGTAATACCGAGTCGGGGGAGGGCATCACGCTCTCCCCCACTCACTCTAGCAAGGTAACTAGCCTATGCTCATTAAGACGAAGAACCGAGAAGATGCCTACCGAGCCGTTATCAATACCTGGCTCAAAGATAAGACGCTTTATTGTAATAACTGCGGTAAGACCTTTGACCGCCTTAAAGACTCCCCATTCTGCTGCGACACTCCCCACATTGGAACGAATATGGACCACTGTAGGGGGATAGTGAATCAAAACAAAGAAATGATGAAGACCCGTAAGAACGATTTTGCCTCTACCCAAGGCAAGGATATTCGCTGGGGTCTTTCTGTCCCCATCTCACTTTTCTACACACTCAATAGCTGGAAGAAGGCTCAAGGATTCAAGGGACTCTTTGAGGAAGATGGAGAGATTACGTGGTTTATGAAGAAGTTTCCGCAGTTCCGCGTAGCGTCGAGGGTTTGAGGTTTGGTTTTTGGCTTTGCTCCTTAAACACTGGTTTTCAAGGGGGGCACCGCCCGAAGGGCGGGGGGTACCCTTATTACTTTTTGCTTTTAAGCCCCGAAGGGGCTTCATGGAGGTAGCATGAAAGCATGTTGGTGTAGTCTTGCCGGTACGAATGCTTGCAAAAATTGTCCTAACAGTTTTTCATATGAGCCATTTATCGATTATCAGAACTTTAATCATCGGTGGCTTCTTACATGGCCTTTTCCATGCGAACATTGCTATTGTCAAAAAAGTGCAACAGTTAATGGTGTGAAGCACAAAAAATGCTGTAAGTGTGGTTCTGAGAAATCAACAAGGGAGAGCTAAATGAAGTTAAGCCTATCCATCATCGCCAAAGATGAAGTCCACGAAATCGAGAGAATCCTAAAGTTCTACGAGCAGTATTTTGACTCTGTGGATGTTGCGGTAGACCGGAAGTATGAGGACTTCCTTAGCATTACTCCATACCACCCTAAATTGAAAGTATACCAATATCCCTGGAGCGAACAGGAGAAAACCTCGGGCCGCCTTGACTTCGCCCGTAAGCGTAACTGGCTTGCAGAACAGGCAGACTGTGACTACTACGTAAGAATTGATACCGATGATGACATTATAAACGCAGATCGCATGAGAGAGTCTGCCGAGATTGCTATGAAAGATGGAATCTCGATTGTTTTTTGCCTATATGAATACTCACATGACGCAGATGGGAATATTACCTCAGCCCACAATAGAGACACAATCATTAAGAAGTGTTCTAACCTCTACTGGAATAAATCCATCCATGAGAACGTGCTACCCCGCGATACGGCAAACTACAAGATTTTAACCGATTCCAACTTCCGCATTAAGCACAGAGCTACTGAGGAAGAAATCTGCGAGTCCCACTATCGCAACATTCACTACCTAGTTGCTGAATATAACGAGAATAAGGGCGATACAGACCCTCGCACACTAGCTTACTTAGGCCGCACGTTCCTTGGTGTGAATGACATCGAGAAGGCCATTAAGTTTCTCGTCATGCACATTCAGAAATCCGGATGGGACGAAGACCGATATATCTCTCGCTGCCAACTGGCCGAGTGCCATGTGAAGCGAGATGAGATAGAAGAAGCCAAACTCTGCTGCATGGAAGCCATGCTTGAGTGTCCAACCTATCCTGACGCATACCTGAAACTCCACGAAATCTACGTCGAGCAAGAACGCTGGAAGGAAGCTATCCATTGGGGTGAGGAGGGGCTGAAACGCAGACCCAACGCAAGCTCCATGATTCCGATTAACCCATCGGCTTATACCTGGATGCCAGCACTTACACTCGCCTACGCCTACTTCATGGAAGCGCAGTATGAGAAGGCGGACCGAATGTTTCAGGTTGCTAAGAAGGCCGCTCCTTCGTTCCCTGTGATAAAGGAACACTCAAAAATGTTTGAGGATGCGGTTAAGCACCTTCACTTTGCGGAACACTTTGTATACCTAGCTCAGTATATAAAAAGTCGTGAGCCGAATAAGCTCAAGAAGCTCTTTGAGTGTGTCCCGTCTGACATGGATGACAACACCTACATCCATAACGCTAGGAACAAGATGTTGCCCCCGAAGAAGTGGGATGAGAACTCTATTGTGATCTACTGCGGCCCTGTGCTTGACGAATGGGCAGACCCATCCGTCATAACCGGCATCGGCGGTTCAGAGGAAGCCGTAATCTACCTCTCCCGAGAACTCATGAAACTAGGCAAGAAAGTAACCGTCTACAACGGGTGCGGAATCATGGAGGGAGAGTACAACGGTGTTAAGTACGTTAACTACCAACGCTTCAACCCTAAAGATACTTTTGACACTCTCGTTTCTTGGCGTACTTCAATATTTGGATTCCCGATCAAGGCGCGCCGTAAGCTCGTTTGGCTCCACGACGTTATGCCGACAAAGGGGATTCCGGAATCTCACGTCAAGAACGTGGACAAGTTCATTGTCCTATCCAAGTTCCACCGCACACTTCTCCCCGCGTATGTACCGGACAAGAAGATTCTCATTAGCTCAAACGGTATCAATCCCGAAGACTTCAAGGATACAGGAGTCGTGCGGGAACCTCATCGGTGCATCTATGCCTCGTCCTATGACCGTGGCCTAGAACACCTCCTTCGCATGTGGCCCGACGTTCGGAAGGAAGTCTCCGATGCCGAACTACACATCTTCTACGGATGGAATAACATCGACAAGCTCATCAAGTCAGGCGATTTCCACCTCCTAGACTTCAAGAACAAGATGCTGAAGCTCCTCGATCAGCCTGGAGTCTTCGAGCATGGACGAGTGGGCCATAAGAAGCTAATCCAAGAGTATCAGAAGTCCGCAATCTACGCCTACCCTTGCTCATACGAGGAAATCAGTTGCATCTCGGCTATGAAGGCACAGGCTTGTGGTTGTTGGCCCGTCACAACTGATTTTGCCGCATTGTCTGAAACGGTTAAATTCGGGTATGTGGTTAAGGGTAAGGGAGGCACTAACAATCAATCCTTCAAAGATGAGATTGTTAACGCTTTAGTAGATAATCCACACCGATCAAATTACGAAGTCCCCACATGGGCAAATGTGGCTTCCGAGTGGAGTAAGTTAATATGAGGATCATAGCCAACATCCTCTGCCACAACAATCTCATCTACCTAAAGAACCTAATCCCTCAAGTAGCAAGGTTCGCAGATAAGATAATTGTGGTAGACGATTGCTCAACTGACGATACTGCACAGGAAGACAACACGGAGGAAATAGTTAGCCTATACGACTGGCCTAATATTGAGTTTCTAAAGGGGGAGTGGTCACAATACTCAGAACATCTACAGCGCAATATGGCCTGTAAGGTCTTATCCGACTGCGACTTTATCTATCTTCTTGACTCCGATGAAATAATGA